TTTATCTAGCATTCTATTAATTGCTGGTGTAAGTTTATCTCCTAAGCTTGTAGCCATGTTTAAGGCATTGTTTTTTGTTGTTTTTAATCTACTTTCTAATGTTTTATATCTCTGATTTGCTTCTTTTGAAAGAGCGGTGTTTTCTTCCCATGCTTTATTTCCCAAATCAATAGCTCTATTCATTAAATCTCCAGAATTGGCAAGTGACAATATAGTATTTGAAAGTCTAACTTCTTTAATTCCCATTTCTTCTAAAATTGCTATAGCTGATTTACCATTTCTTTTAGTGTCATTGAGACCTTTTATAAAAGCTCCTAAAGCTCCCACAGCATCTTTTTGAAAAGCTTTTTTAAATTCTTCTGCTGACATTCCTGCTACATCAGAAAAATTGGTTAAAGCTCTCACGTTGTTCATCGCACTATTATACCAAGACTTTAAATCTTTAGAGCTTACCCCTACATTTTTTGAAAATTTAGTTAAAGTCGTTCCTCCTTCACTTACAGCCTCTGCTAATTCCTCAAGCGAATATCCTGCTTTACCTATAAAATTTTGCAAACTATCTAGTTGCTCTGTACCTGTTTCTACTGCAACTTGTATTTTTTTAAGCAATTTACTCATTGCAGTACCACCTGCTTCTGCCTCTATTCCTACAGAGTTCATTGCTGTTGCAAGTGCCAGTATTTGTGGTTGAGTTAGTCCTGCTAAATCTCCTGTTGCTGCTAATCTAGTTGACATTGCTACAATGTCTTTTTCTGTTGTAGCAAAATTGTTACCTAAATCAACAATAGTTGAACCTAATCTACTATAATCTTTTGAAGATGTTTTTGTTATATTTGCGAATTTTGCTAATGCACTTGCTGCTTCATCTGCACTTAAATTGGTTGCGTTTCCTAAATCAATCATTACTTTTGAAAATTCTAATACGTCATCAGTTGCAATTCCTAATTGTCCTGCTGCTTCCGCTACCGAAGCAATTTCTGTTGTAGTTGATGGAATTTCTGTTGCTAAATCTTTTATTCCTTGCTTTATCTTTTCTAATTGTTCTGGTGTTCCTTCTACTGTCTTTTTAACTCCTGTAAAAGCACTTTCAAAATCTATTGCAGATTTAACAGCAACTCCTCCTATTGCAAGTCCTGCTGTTGTTCCTATTTTGGTTAATTTATCTCCTAAACTACTTATTTTTTTTCCTACACCTTGTAATTTTTCTCCTACTTGTGTTAATTTTTGTCCTGCTTGATAAAATTTATTTGTTTCAAGAGTTAAAGTTTTTACTTGTTTAGTTACTTTCTCGATTTCTCTTTCTAAAGTCCTATAATTTTCTGTGTTTAAATCTCCACCATTTTCTATATATTGTTGTTGTATTTCTTTTAATTGTTTTAATTTTTCTTGACTAGTTGATAATTCTTCATTTAATATTTTTTGTTTTTGAGCTAATAATGTAGGATTTTTAGGGTCTAATTTCAGCAAAGAATTAACTCCGCCTTAGTTCTTTGCTCAAACTAGCTGTGGCAGAATTTACTTTACTTAATGCCTTTTGTAATCCTGAAGTATCTCCTCCAATTTCTACGATTATACCTTTTATTGAACCTGCCATCTTAAAACTCCTTTCATTAAAATAAGAGAGGTTGCCCTCTCCTATCCTAATAATCTATCAATATCTTTTTGTGTTGCATTTCTTCTATTACTTTCTGCTCCATAACCTATATAGGCTAATAAAATTTTCATTGCATCTACATAAGTCATTTGTTTTAAGTCTGAAATACTTAATCCTATTCGTAAACACGATGCAACAAATTCGTGTTCAGGAAATATTTCTTTTTCATTACCGTTACTTTTTATTTTTTCTAGCTCTTTAGAAAGTTCTTCATCAACAAAAGCAATCTACGGCAAATTCCGTTACCTCAACAATCCAGTCATCATCAATTTTAAAATTCTTAATTGACTTTAACCATGTTTCATAATCTTCTATTTTTTTATTTGCCGTGTACATCAAAATCCAAGCAATCTGAGTTACTTTAATAATAAAATCATCTATATCATCACTCATATAGTCAAATACTTTACTTAATTTACTTGCTTCATCTAAATTTAATGTATCTACTTGATTTGCTACTACTGTTTGTTTAATTAAATACTCTTTAATTGTTTGCATATCCTTAATAAGTCCACTTTTAAAAATAGACTTATATTGTACTTGCGTAAAAGCATTGCAATCTATTGGATACTCTTTGTCGCAGATTGTTATTGTTTTCATGAATTACCTCCTAAACTGATGCTGTTGCATCTTTTTCATATACTTTTGTGAAGAATGTATCATATACAGCTTGATTTTCTGTTGTTGGTTCTATAACAGCTTTGATTGCTTTATCTGTTGCTCTAGCAGACATTGAAATAGAAATTGTGTCTGTTTGTGGTTCTTTTGATTCTTCGTTCGTGTTCATTTCTGCACTTGGTCTTGTTGCTGTACAATCAAAGTAAACAAATCTTCTCTTCTTTTTATCTCCATCAATTTCTCCCATTAGAGCAAATCTTGCATTTACATCATCAGCACTTTCAAATAAAGCTCCGTTAGTATCTGCTACTTGTCCTAATATTTGTGTTAAGAACTCATCTGGAGTCATTGCTATTTCTAAGTCACCTGTATAACCTTGGTTTGATGTTGCTATATAATATTTAATATTATCAGCATAAAATGGAGTTGTATCTCCTTCTGGGTCTGCACTTAAAGAAACAGCTCCAGGCATAGCAAATGGTGTTCCATATGTTATAGCTCCATTTGTTTCTGTTATTTTTGCAATATGTACATTGCTTAATCCGAATTTCACTTTATTTTCTGACATTTTATTTCCTCCTTTTTAAATTTCAAAAAAATAGCTTACTTGCCAGACTTCTTCATCTTCCAAGTAAACTTCTTCTGTTTTATTCCACGCAACATCTGCGAGAATAATATCTTCTATTTTATTTTGTTCTTCTATATCTTTGTTGATATAAGTGTAATCTAATTGAATAGGTGTATCTTTTTCATAAACCTTATTATCAGCCATAAAGTTATCTGTATCTCTACAAATTGCTATTAAATGTGATGGCTCTGTTGGTTCTTTAAATCTTCCATAAGCATATCTAAATCCTTGAGTTTCACATTTTTGTTTTAATTCTGCTAGTGTCATTTTGAGGTCCTCCTTATTTTCTTTTCTAGTTTATCTACAAATTCTACATTATACTTTTCCTCGACAGGTCGAATATGAGGTATAGCTCTAGTTCTTCCACCATTTCGAGTAGCATGCCCAAATTCTAATAAATGAGTTAGTTGATAGTTAGTTCTGTTCCAAATTACTTTATGATATACACCTGTTCTTTTTTTACTTAATTTAACTGCCCAACCTTTATAATAAGGATTAGTTCTTGAACCTTGCCCTCTAGGACTTGTCTGTTTTAATTCATCTTTTGCTTTTCTTGTTACTTCATCTACTACTTCTACTACTTCTTCATCTATATCTTCTTTGTAATCTTTCAAATAATCCATAACTACCTTACTTAACTCTTCTGGTTTTATATTAGACATTCTTTACTTTCCTTTCACACACTAAAATAGTTTCATCAACTTGTTCTTGTGTACGAATAATAGAATATGTAGTTCCCATATAAATAAGTTCTTTTTGATTAGAATAATTTAATGTACTTATTCTTAATCTTAAAGATGGTTTAAATCCTTGCTCATTTGCTTCATAAAACTCATTTGCATAGATATCTTCAACTTTTATTATTGGTATTTCTATTTCAGTTGTTATTTCTTTTTCTACTCCTATTTCATTAGATTGAATTGAGGTAGATAATAACTTGCAACTTACATCACGCATTATCTTCTACCTCCTTATATTTAGAACTTAGCCCTAAATTACAACATAGAAGACTATATGTCCTTTGAGCAAGTTCTTTTTCCTTTATATCAACAAATCCAAAATTTGATTTGACAAACATAACAATAGCAGATTTTACTAGCTCATTAGAAGTATTTGCTTCTATTCCTTGTCTAGTTAAATCTGCTATTCCTGCTTTTATCCACATTTCTATTTCATCATCTTTTAAAGTTGATGTTTCAATAATACTTAAACATTGTTTTGTTAATGATAATAATTCGTTCATATAGTCCTCCTATTTTTTACTAAACACTTGCAGAACCAGTTACTTTACCATAAACGAATGCTCCTGGCTTTTTGTTTCCATCTGCAACTAAATATCCACCATAAACTACTCTTCTTGGTTGTACTTTTACTTCTTTATCTACTCTTAATCCTTCATTAAAGTTTAATATGTAGTTTTGTCCGTTTCCTACAACTACATCTCCAGCACTCAAGAATGGATCTTCTTCTATTGTTACTTTACCAGCTCTTCCTAATCCAGATACTAGATATGGATAATTTCCATTTTCATCTTTATAGAATGCAAGTTCATCAGCTACATCTGAAGCAACATAAATTTTTGCTCCAACTCTGTTTTCTTTTGATAAATCTCCAAGACAAGCTTTAAATAAATCAATAGCATTTGTATTTGTCTTAGCTGTTAATCCATTTGTTATTCCTGTAGGTTTTGCTGAACCATCTCCATAAATAACTGCGTTGATTAAAGCTTTGTTCATTTTTTCATTTAATTCATCTAGCAAGAATGAAATAAATCCTTCAACTGTCATAGCTTCTGCTTTCCATGTAATTTCAATGGCTTTAGCTAATTCATGTCCTGTTAATTTAATATTTTTAAATTCTTGACCTTCATTTTTTGTTGTTGTTGTCTCTGCATACCATTCAGCATCATCAGCACCAAATAAATAAGGAAAATCAACATTTCCAGGTACATTTAATTTTCTTATATCTCTATAAATTGGTGAAGCTTGTTCTGCTATTTTTAACCAATCTAGTCTTACAGAGTCTGGTATTAATAAACCTAAATTGTTTAT